ATGGGTAAATTAGAAAATCTCCAAAATCGCGACTGGCTTGCAGAGAGGCTCAGGGCTGAGATTGTTGGCCCAGATCCAGCTGGAGAGTCATGTGCATTGGATGTTGATGGCAAAGAGAAAATATTTACTTGGGAGCAGCTTAGGGCGCCAAAGAAGCAGTTAAATGGCGAAGAAATTATTTGGCAAGATCCTCCGTCAAAAAGATATGGCGCTGGAATCCTATACCCCCAAATGGTTACAGAGACGGCGGAATTAAATGAACCAAACCAGTCTATGGATGCGGCAGAGCTCCCCGAGGCTTCTGATAAAGAGCTCTCTCTTTTAAAGAAGCTTGAGGCTCAAGTTGAAAGAAATCAATTAAAGAGCCTAAAGGCTGACGATACAGAAGAGCTTGATGTAAATCTTGCCAACTCCTTCAAACCTTCGGCTATTGGGCTTAGCTTCATGGTTGATCTATCAAATGAGAAGGAAGGCCTATCGCTTGATTTGGTTTCTGTGAGCAAAATTAATAGACTTGAAAAAAAAGAAATTGCACCTGCTTACTACGTTAAGAGAGAAATTACTGTCGGCGGTAAAGAGGGGGAGGTGGGCGCGCAATTATCTAAGCGCTCCATTTGGATTAGGTCGCCATTAACTACTGCGGATGGCAGCTTTATATCCTTGGCTTTTACAAACTCTGAGTTATTGGATCCCGCCCCGTATATTTCAAAAAAAATTGAAGTGCCTGGTAAGCATCTTGAGGTCGTCTTAATTAAAAGGAAATTGCAGCAATCCGACCCTAATACAAGGCTCATAACCATTTCATTGGTGAATCGCTCCGTATCAGAAAAGTCGGTAGATGAGGTTGCTCTTTTCCAAGCAGGTATTAGGGTGAGGTGTAGTTCGGGAGTAGGAGCAATCTTATCGTACCCAGATCTTTCTATGGATTCTGGCGATGGCCTTTTGCCAAGCTCTGACGAATTGGTTAATAAATTACTTTATAGGCAGTACAAAACTTTTGCGATTGGGCATGGCTGCGCTGCTGATTGGGATGGAGTTTCTCCGGATGCAGTTTCAGAAGTATGGTCAGATGTCATGCCATCTTATGAGATACCTACCATAAGCCCGGATTTATATTTGAAGACCGAAAGTGGCCCTGTTTTATTTAGATCAAGTATGCGCAAGCTTGGCGGCCTAGAGACAGCTGACGATGGTTTTAAAGAGATTGATCAATTAATCTCTCTTTACCAACAGTGGATTGAGGGTCTTAAAAAAGGACTTATCAATCAAGACCAAAAGATAGATAGTGATTTGTATCCGACCGCAAATTACTTGCTGGATCGATGTGAGCAATGCTTAAGCCGTATAAAGAGAGGTGTAGATCTTTTAAATGGCGTTGATGAGAAGTCAAAAAGAGCTCGGCAGGCATTTGTACTTGCTAATAAGGCAATGTTAATTTCTCAATTGAGATCTGATTCTGGAGTGCGGGAGCCTGTAGCTGGTGGTAAAGGTTGGATTCCAGAGATCAAGCCATTGGATCTAATAACTCCAAATGAAAAGAGAGGGTTTTGGAGGCCATTCCAAATAGCATTTCTTTTGCTATCTCTCGAAGGTATTGTTAATCCAGATTCACAAGATAGAGATATTGTTGATTTAATTTGGTTCCCAACTGGCGGCGGAAAAACAGAAGCTTATTTGGGTTTAACGGCCTTCACTATTTTTTACAATCACCTAGCTGGCAATAAGGCCGGGGGCGTTGATGTTTTAATGAGGTACACATTGCGCCTCTTAACTGCACAACAGTTCCAAAGAGCATCATTATTATTCTGCGCAATGGAGTACATACGGAGACAAGATGTGGCCATGCTTGGACAAAAACCCTATAGCATTGGTTTGTGGGTCGGGGGTGATACCGCCCCAAATAAGAGGGTAGATGCCTTGAGTAAGTTAAAGGCGCTGCAAGCAGACTCTAGTAAAGAAAACCCCTTTATTCTCCTCAAGTGCCCTTGGTGTAGTGCGAAATTTGGCCCAGAATTGGGTAAAGAGCGCTCCCCAGTTTATGGATATAAAAAAGCGAGGTTGACATCCACCAGTCCAGAAACTGTTGTTTATAGATGCAGTGATCCTAAGTGCGACTTTAGTTCGAAGCCTGCGCAAAGTAACTCAGATCTGCCAATTGTAGTTATCGATGAGGATATATTTGATAATCCGCCTAATCTTTTAATTGGTACTGTCGATAAATTTGCCACATTGGCATGGAAGCCAGAAATTAGATCAATATTCGGGATTGACGTAGAGGGCAACCAAGTTGGAATACCGCCCTCATTAATTATTCAGGATGAGTTACATTTAATTTCCGGCCCGCTCGGGTCGATGGTAGGTTTATATGAAACGCTGATTGAGAAACTTTGTGTAGATGATCGTACATACGTTAAGCCAAAAATTGTTGCATCTACTGCAACAATTAGTCGCGCTAATGAGCAGGTAAAAAATCTATATGCAAGAGAAAACGTAAGTCTATTTCCACCATCCGGTCTTGATGTTGGAGACTCCTTCTTTTCTAGGGAGGCCCGCGATGAATTTGATCAGTTAATACCAGGAAGAAGGTATCTTGGTGTAATGGCGCCCGGACATGGTTCTTTGCAGACAACGGAAGCAAGAGTTTTTGCTACTCTTCTTCAATTTTCCGGTGCAATGAATAAGGATAATTTAGAGAAGGATCCATGGTGGACTCTACTTTGTTATTTCAACTCAATTAGAGAGCTTGGCAGTGCTGCAACCTTATTTGTATCCGATGCGCGTGACTACCTAAGAGTATTGATTGACAGGCATGGAATACCTTATAAAAATATTAGAAAGCTCTTTAATGTTACAGAGCTAACTAGCCGGATTAGGGGGGATCAAGTTCCTCAAGAGTTGGAGAAACTCAGCAAATCCCTTTCGGATAATCCTGCGAATTCTAATGATGATATTGTCGATGCTTGTTTAGCCTCAAATATTATTGAAGTTGGAGTCGATATACCTCGCCTATCTTTAATGGCTATTGTTGGTCAACCGAAAACTACCTCTCAATATATTCAAGTATCGAGTCGTGTTGGACGTGATAATGACAAGCTTGGACTTGTATGTATCCTCTATGGGCAAAGTAAGCCGCGAGACAGAAGTCACTTCGAAAGATTTAGAAGTTATCACCAAGCACTTTATGCGCAAGTAGAACCTACAAGTGTCACTCCTTTTAGCGCGCCAGCTGTTGATAGAGCTCTTCATGGAATTATTGTTGCTGCGGTAAGGCAGCTCGGGAGGATTGATCAAGAGGGTATCCATCCTTCACCTTTCCCGCTTGAGGATGGCTCCAAGCTAAAGGATCTTATTGAATCAATGATTGAAGATAGGGTTGTTGGTGTAGCGCCCGAGGAACGTGACAATGTTCTAGAAAAGATGCGGCAGCGTCTTAAGGAATGGAGAATTTGGGATCCAGCCGAGTATGGTGGCTTTGGGCTTCCACCGCAGAATGCCCCATTAATGCATCCAGCTGGGTCAGTTGAGCTGCCCGAATGGACAAATAGAAGTTGGTCAACCCTCTCGTCTCTTAGAAATGTAGATGCTAGTTGTGAAGGGGTAATAACCGGGTTTTTTAACGAAGTGGATAGTCATGAATAAACCAGTTAGAAGGTCTCAGGCAATTTCTCCATTTGGCATTGGAGCCATGGTTGACTTTCCTGGCCCTATTTCACTAATACATGCTGGGTTAGATGCTTGGCCTTTCGATCCTCTTAATCCTGACCATAGGGAGTTTATAGAGGAGGAAACGAGGCTCGCAAAGCGATTAGGCGTTGAATATTTTGTTCAGCCACCAGATTTTCGTAGGAATGAATACCGCAATACTGATAGAGGTACGGATGCTGCAAGATTGAATCTTAATTTAAAGCTTCCGTTTTTGCGCTTTCCTTTGTGGCATGTTTGCCCGAGATGCGGAAAAATGTTTGCATCTAAGTACCACCATACTTCGGCGCCTAAATGTACTGGGCTAATTGGGACCGGCAAGGATGCTGGGAAATCTCATCCGGATCGCCTCACTGTACAGGTCCGTTTTGTGGCGGCCTGTAAGCATGGTCACCTTCAGGACTTCCCTTGGTTAGAGTGGGTATTTAAAACAAATAACCCTGATTGGGATACTAATGACCCAAAGTGCTGGTTAAGGATGACGTCAAAAGGAAGTGCATCTTTAGCGGGTGTGGAGATATCAGCCGAGAGACTTATTGGCGAAAATAAAATTGAAGTTGTTGCAAAAAGATCTTTAGCCGGTGCATTTGAAGGTGATTCAGCTAGTGATGGCCCATCTGCATTTACCAAGATGAAGTTATTTTGCTCTGGCCATAATCCTGTTTTAGCTATTGGTGAAAATTCTTCTAGTGATAAGCTCGTCTGTGGTGAAAACTTATATCCACTCTTACGTGGGGCTTCAAACCTATATTTTCCAAATGTTGTTAGTTCCATATACATACCTGATGTAGATGACCGTAATCTAACTGAAGCGATGTTAGCCCTCTTGGAAGATAGGGATATGAAGGAGTCATTGATTCAGGCTGCTTTAGTTTCTGATAATGGCTTAGTGAGCGAAAAGGCGGCAAGAAATTTGCTCCGTAGATGGCATCCTGAGTTAGATGGGGAGATCAATCCTGCTGAACTTGCTAAAGCAGCTAATCTCCATGTCATTAAGCGCATTATTTTGGACAACAAAAAGATATCTAGATATTTAATTGAAAAGGTGAATATCTCTCCAAAGCAAATACTTACTGCGGATATCTTAGAGAAGGCTATCAGCAATGCGGGTCTAGATTGGGAGATAGATATTAATTTTCTATTACCAATAATTACTACAGAATTGTTTGATGGTGCAGAAAATTCTAAAGAAGAGTCTGCAGATGATGCTGATCCAAATATAGATATTGAGTATAGACATCAAGAGTATGAAATATTTTGCAGGGATGTAAATGAGGGCTATCCAAAAACAAATTTACTTATTAAAAGCTCTAAGATTTCTGAGTATGGCTCCCAGGTAAATAATTATTTTCATAGAATTTCTTTGCTTGAGAAATTACGAGAGACTAGGGCATTTGTAGGTTTTTCAAGAATCTTCCCTGAAAGTAGTCTGTCTGTTGAGGCGCAGAGAAAGCTCTTCTCTTCAAAACATTTAGATTGGCTTCCGGCAATCATCGTTAGGGGTGAGGGAATTTTCTTAAAATTTGATGATTCCAAGATTGATAAGTGGCTGGAAAAGCATGGTGCCTTTCACCAAAAGCGTATTGCAGAAATTATTACTAGGTTTGATGATTTGAGAACTAAACGTCACCAAGATCAAAAAGAGATCACGCCTAAGTTCATGATGATTCATTCTTTTGCTCATCTCCTCATCAATCAATTAATTTATGACTGTGGGTATGGGTCTGCGTCACTAAGGGAGCGAATTTATGTTTCCGATGACCCAAAATTTAAGATGTCCGGCGTCCTAATTTATACGGCTGCCGGAGATTCTGAGGGCACTATGGGTGGCTTGGTAAGCATGGGCAAGCCAAAAAATTTAGAGCAGACAATTGCTAGGGCAATTGAAAAAGCTTCGTGGTGCTCTTCCGACCCCGTATGTATTGAGAGTACCGGTCAGGGCCCAGATAACTGTAACTTGGCAGCATGTCATTCTTGCGCCTTACTTCCCGAAACCTCTTGTGAGGAACAGAATAGATTGCTTGATAGAGGCGTCTTAATTGGCACATTAGAGAATCCGAAATCTGGATTCTTCTCTGATTTATTTTGATCTTAGGGCTTAGCTATTGCAAAAATTCCGCAATAATTTTTGCAATCTTGTTGGCAAGAAGCGGGGGGACGGCGTTTCCAACCTGCCCATATTGAGACGTTTTATTTCCTTCAAAATAGTAATTATCTGGAAATGTCTGAAGTCTGGCAGCTTCTCTAACTGTTAAGCTTCGGGCTTGAGATGGGTCTGGGTGAATGTAGTAGTGCCCATCCTTGGAGATATGCGACACAATAGTTGTGCTCGGCTGATCCCCAAGCTGTACGCGAAATCGATCTTGAAATGGCGCATTTACAGAGCTAGCGTTCCGATGGTTCGGGAGTAATTTTGGGGGCAACTCCCGTATTTTTGGAGATCTTTCAAGGACTTTGGCGTAATTGGATAAAAGGAAATATCTTTGAATATCTGAGCGCATATGCGATCTGGCTTCGTGCTGAATCACACCGCTAAGTCTCGGGTCGATTAGCCAGTCGTTGAGTTCAGAGTTTTTTAGTGACCTTGGTTTACCTTTAAGGTAAGCTGCCCCAGCGCTCATTATTTCAAGACTTAACTGAGCACTTCGCTCCATTTCAGCAATTAGAGTTTTCTTCTGTTCTGGATTCCAGTCGCTAAGCATTGATTTAGTTCTTTGTACTGTCTTGCACCACTCCTTCAAAGAATCTTTTTCTTGAGAGAGTTTGCTCCGTATATGCGGCATTGATTTCAATACATCATTAACGGCCACCATTTGATGCTCTTCCTGAAGGATGCGGTGCTTCTTTTTGGCTAAATCTTTTCTCACTCCAAATAGTATGACTCTATGTCTTGCCTGGGGAATCCCATAGCGCTCAGACTCAATTATGAAGTCTTTGGGCTCAAGTTCTTCTGAGGGAGTTTCAAGGGTAAGTGATCTAATTTCATATTTCAGCCCATTTTTTGGATTGCTGAGATCTTTAATAATTTTTTTAAAAATGAGTTCGCCATTAAGCTTTGAAGAAAGAATGCCCTTTACATTCTCCATAATGAAGACTGGGGGTTCGTGCTCCTTAATGATGCGTAAGTACTCTTTATAGAGAAGATGGCGCGCATCAGATTCATATTTTTCCAGATCAGAGTTCATCATCTTTGATCTGCCGGCTAGGGAATAAGCTTGGCAAGGCGGGCCGCCAATTAAGACCCACTTTGAGTGGCCCTTAATGGCGGCCTTAATCCATTGATCAATATCTTTAGTAGAGGTGACCCCTAAAGTTTCATTCCTCGCCTCATTAGCCGCCTCACCTAGAAGGCTTGCAACTTGCTTATCTGAGTGAAACTCTTGCTTAGTTATATTCCCCGTTATGTAGTCATAGTACGAATCAGGAACTTTGTTTCCAAATGACCTGAATAGTGACCGAAGCATCAATGTTTGATGTGCCCATTGCTCTTTTTCAACGGAGAGCTTTAGTTGAAACGCACTTTTCCCCTGTTTCCTAAGGGATGAGAATCCCTCACCCAGACCTCCTGGTCCTGCGAATAGATCTATGACGGGTATTGATTGGGACATTTGAATATTTTCTGTTTCGGCCAGGTTAACACACTCTCAGAATTTTAAAGGAGACCTAGTATTCGTCTATTAAATTGAGTGCATCTCATATCGAGAAATGTGTAGACATCAAATATGTTTGGATTGTCGCCTCGATTGATGCAGGGAATATCGCTATAACTAAGGAATTGATTTGCAAGAGCCTTCGCATCCAACCCCTTGGAGAATGATTTATACAAGAAGTCATCAACAATTCGCTTGCAGGCCTCTGTAGCTTGGGATGCGCTATTAAATTCTCCTATTAGGTGCCATGGACTTGCCTCTAAAGGACCTTTATCACTGTAAACCTCTACTACATACTTTTTAGCTGTCTCAATTTGCATTGTTATCTCCTAAGTTATTGAGAATAAGAAATTAGTAGCTCATGTAATGAGCTTACCCTTAGGAGATGCCCATTTTTCAATTGGTGGATTGCTTTGTCTTTTCTCGGATAAAGGTCTGAACCTGCTCAATAGTCCAAAAAGAGGATCTCCCAATTTTGATCGGCTTTGGGAATTCGCCTTTTTGAACCATGAGCCAAAACTTAGATTTTGAAACTGGCATGACTTCCAAAATCTGTGGAATTCTCATTAAGGTTACTTCTGAATTTGAATTACTCATGACGACCTCCTTGACGGACGCGCTTCATATTTTTTCGATAAACCTGCAAAGCCATTTTTGCTGAACTCATCTTCGTGTAACCGTAAGAACGGTACAAACTGTAAAGCCGAATTGCTACCATCAAATTGTTCTCCATCTTGTCATGTTATGTATGAATATGTGTGCTACTGAAGAGCAATGTAGTCAATGAAATATTGATGGTCAATCAAAAGTCAATACCCATCCTCCGAACACAAATTATTTTTGGCCTACAAAAAAATATTTATTCATATAAGTGATACAAGTCAATCCAGTAAAGGGCTACAGCCTTGTCAGTAATTTCCGATGGCATCAGGAGATTGATGGACATACATAGATCAATTAATACCTCAAAAGAATCAATAAAGCATCTCGAATTTCTTAAAGAAGGATTACAGCGATTTAGTGGATAAATAAATTCAAAATAAATTCAGAAAAAACACGTTTGACGATACGCTTTCCGATTGTTAGATTCATCTCTTGCATTAAATAATTTACGCAAGAAAAAGAACGCTACGGAGACAGTTTTAAATGAATTACTACGAGCATCACATTGGAGATTATGCAGAAGCTACTGCCCATCTCACCTTTATAGAGGACGCCACCTATAGTCGCCTGATCAGAAAGTACTACGCTACTGAGAAACCACTTCCCATGGATGTGAAGTTTGTCCAAAGATTGATCAATGCCAGATCTAAAGAAGAAAAAAATGCAGTGATCTCAGTCCTCAATGAATTTTTTGCTCTAACGGATGATGGCTGGAGACAAGAGCGTTGCGACCATGAAATAGCAAGGTTCAAGGATCGCCAAATCAAAGCCAGACGGAGCGCAGAAGGTCGCTGGCAGTCATCATCAGTAGACCAAATACTGTCTGACAGTACGACCATTTCCCAGTGCGATCGCAATGCGAACGCATTGCCATCGCAATGCTCACCAAACACCATACACCAGACACCAAACACCAATCTCCATACACCAGACAAACAAAACAATGGGGTGGAAATGAAAAATGAAGGAACGAGCAATCTAAGTCCAGCACAAATGGTTCAACTTTTTGCAAAGGAGGGTATCAATACCCCCCTTGATGATGAACGCATCAACGAGATGCTTAGGTGGGACATTTCTGAAAAGGAAGTGGCTGACGCCATCTTGCAGGCTAAAGATACCAGGAGGCGCGCCTCAAGCTCAACACCGATTAATGTGGGATTTGTGATGGCCATTCTGAAGGGCATGCGAAGAAAGAGTCAAACCATCAACCCAGTTGAAGATATCTGGTGGAAAAGTAACGAGGGGATAGATGCCAAGGGTAGGGAGTTAGACATGCGAGCTCAGGGTTCGGAAAGCTATGACGCCTTCAAAACCAGAATCTTCGTAGAACTACGCAAGCGTCAGGAGGCATCCAGTGCAAGCTAAGCAAGTAAACCAAGCTATGGTTGGCGTCATTGATCGCCCAGATATGGAAGACTTTCCCATAGGATCTATCGTCAAAACTCCCAGTGGACGCATAGGTACGGTTGTAAAGCATCGAGGCGCTCAAAGCCGATTTGATCTGTTTCAAAGAATCATTATTGAGTTTGAAGATCCCATTGGAGATTCAGTCGCCTTGCAACCCCATCTTCTGACAATGATCAAGCTGCCATGATTGAAAACAATCAAAAGAAATCAAAAGGTGGAGCTAGACCTGGGGCAGGGCGCAAGTCTGGCAGCTTAACTAAGAGGACCCGTCAGATAGCCGAAGCAGTAGCAACTCAGGGGATTACTCCGTTAGAAGTTATGATGAAGGTAATGCATCAGCTATATGAGCATGCCAGCAATATTCGCGAAGAGGATCTTGGTGAAAAAGAGTCAGCAAGTGAAGCTCGAATTAAGCTGCTAAACATGGCTGCCACTGTTGGAAGGCATGCAGCGCCGTATGTGCACCCACGTCTATCCGCAATAGAGCATACCGGTAAAGATGGCGCACCCCTACAAAGTGGAGTCCTAGTCGTGCCAAGCGCCATGAGCATGGATGAGTGGGAGCAAGCCGCCCAAGCAAAACACTAGCCCATGAAAACCATCTGGGCGCCATTGCCCGGTAGTCAGACTTTGTTTCTGACATGCCCTGTGTATGAAGTATTGCTTGAAGGCACCAGGGGAGGGGGCAAGACCGATACCTTACTCATGAGCTATGCCCAGCATGTAGGTAGAGGCTTCGGGGATCATTGGCGAGGTGCCTTATTCCGCCTAACCTATCCTCAATTGGCTGACGTAGTGGCCAAAAGCAAGCGCTGGTTCTATCAAATCTTCCCGGGCGCCAAGTTCAATGAATCCGACTACGTGTGGAAGTGGCCCGCTGGAGAGATGCTGTACTTTCGATATGGGGCTAATGAAGACGACTACTGGAATTACCATGGTCATGAGTATTGCGTCACACTTGATACGCCAGTCTTAACCTCAGATGGATTTGTTGAAATAGGTAGACTTCGCGTCGGAGATAAGGTTATCACCTTAGATGGAGAGCAGCGCATTACTCGTACGTTTGAGCCGCAGGTCAAAGAATGCGTCAGAGCTTACGTTTACGACGACCATCAGCGTTTAATCGGCTCACAAGTTCAATCGGTAGATCACCAGTTATTGACCAACGTTCAAAAGCCTTATTCATGGTCGTCCGAGTTGTCCCGAAGTTTTTCGCAATTTGATCGGTGCTCAAGGTCATGGCAAGGATGCAAATCTCCTCCATATGGCTATCCAAAAAACCAGGGGGTTTACGCTTGCTTAAAAGGTCGGGAAAATTACGATATAGAGTTCCTACAGACACCCCCAGAATTTTCGCAGCGTCGGCCGTTTTTCGACCATTTAATGCTTTCTGCACATTCGTTGGATCAAGCCTTGTCTCATCCGCCGCAATCCACTCGATCCCATTATCACGGCAGATGGCGCGAGCAAGGACTGGGCTTATGCCAAGCGAATGAAGCGGGGCTTTGGGATTTTGCGCAGCTTTTCGAACCCTTTCAATCACGGCTAGATCTCTGCGCTTCGAGTGTGCTTGCATATGCTCCCGAGAAGATCCAAGCAGCTCAAGATTTTCAATTCGGTTGTCATCCTTTTTTCCATTTAAGTGATGAACAACCTCATGACCTTTTAAAAATCGACCCAGGTGGCGCTCCATTTCACGGCGGTGCTGAAGAACGCGTCCATGTAAGTCTGCTTGAGGATGTTTCGGACAGCGCTCATACAGGTAGCCGCTGTGATGACGTAATGGCTTACCCTCATCCTTACAGTGGGAAAATTCAAAAAACGAATCGTCGACTAAAAGATGGTTGGGTAGTGTATGAATCATGTGGCTCCTCTTTAACAATGGATATAACAGTTGAAAAAAGTAATCACTACATTACAGAAACTGGCCTAATTAATAAAAATTGCTGGCTGGGATTTGAAGAGTTGACTAACTGGCGCAACCTTTCATTTTACGAGGCGATGCTCAGTACTTGTCGATCTTCGCAACCCGGAATCCCTAGGATGGTGAGGGCTACTTGCAATCCATTTGGAGTAGGCCATGCATCAGTAAAGGAACGATTTCAGATTGGAAATATTCCAGCGGGAAAAATTATTCGACAAGAGGGGGCACTCCCAAGGGTGCGAATTCATTCGACGATTTATGAGAACACCATTCTTCTAAAAAACGACCCCAACTATCTCATGAGCCTAGAGTCGCTAAGCGACCCAAACAGACGCAGAGCCTGGTTAGAGGGAGATTGGGATATCCACGTGGGAAGTTTCTTAGAGGGCGTATGGCAGCCTTCTAAACACGTTGTAGAGCCATTTGCTATTCCACCAACATGGAAGGTATGGCGATCTATGGATTGGGGCTATGCCAGACCTTATGCCGTTTATTGGTTTGCTCTATCCAATGATGGAGTCTATTACCTATGGAGAGAACTCTATGGATATGGCGATAAAGAAAATACGGGAACCAGAGAGGATGCAACAGTAGTAGCCGAAAAGATCAAAAAGATCGAAATACACGACCAACGCCTTGGCTATGAATACCGCATGAACCTAGCCGACCCATCTATTTTTTCAAAGATCGGGGCAGAGCGATCAATAGGTCAAATCTTCAGGGATAAGGGAGTGAAATGGACTGAGGCCTATAACGCCCCCAGAAGCAGAGTCAACGGAGCCCAAGAAATCATCCGACTTCTGGCTGAAGATAGACTCAAGATATTCAGTACTTGTAAACACTGGCTAAGAACCATCCCTCAACTACCACCAGACTCATTAAACCCAGAAGATGTAGATACCGATGCAGAAGACCACGCCTGGGATGCTACAAGGTATGGGGTGATGAGGGCTCGAAGAGCATCAGAAGCGAATGCTTAAATCAGCCTAATTTATTGACTGATAGAGCTAAGCCAAAATTGCTGTTCTCTCCAGTTGCTGGGAAACCCCATGTGTACTTGTGAGACCTTAGGATTTTTATCAAGCAACTCCTGCAAGTGTTTAGCCCAATTGCTCGAAGGAGAGATTCTATTCATTAAAGACTGAATCACAATTAACTGAAAGTACAGCCTGCGTTGTGGGTTCAAATATTGCTGAACACTATTTTTCGAACTTACCAAAATGGATGCGGGTATGGCTGGCCATTTTTTTGGAGGTCTTTTTGGGGCTTCAGGGATGCTTCCAAATTCACGATTCCAGACCCTAGAGTGATGGGCGCATAAATTCCTCAAATCAGAAACACTACGAAACCAAGATTTAAGTAAGGTAAATTTCCAACCAAAATGTGCCTCTATTGCTTGGGTATCTCTTGGAAGCTTCAAGTTACTAAATAAAGTGGATATCTCTTTAAATGTAAGTAGCTCAACAGCCATCCAAATTGGAGGATGCTTTGGCGCTCCTGTGTATTTTGTTTTGTAGTGGCTAATAAAAGTTTCTAAATCACGACCTTTAGATTGACTGGCAATAAGCTCCAATAGTTTAGGATGATCATAGCGGTTATCAAAAATACTTTGGTCTAGGTAACCATGGGGTCCATGATGTTTGGCAAGCGTATTGGCTACTTGTGTGCGTAGCGCTACTTCAATTCTTTCAATTGCATCCAAAAGAAGTAGGCGTAATTCCTTGTCAAATAAATATAGATTGATGACATCTGAAAAGACCGTTCCAAGCATAAAGGTATGCTCGGCGACATTTGGAAGGTAAAAGGGGCGGGTGTATGCGGAAAGCCTGAAGTAGCTAATGTTGCTTAGATAATCTATTGCTTCATCATCATCATTTATTAGAAGGTTTCGATTTCGAAGACGCTCAATATGTTCTAAATGTGTGAGTGCTGGCTTATCGAATGTAGTCAATAGAATCCCCCAATAAAAAACCCGCCAAAGTGTGCTTCCAGGAGAGGCATGGCGGGTATGTTGGATTAATTATACATTTAATTACCGCAGATAAAAACCCTCTAATAGAAGCTTGTATTTTAGGTCTTCTGAAACATAAATCCAAAATTAGTCCTTTGGATGTGAGTCTGAATTTGTACACAAGATATGCCCAGCCAAAAACTAAAAGCCATTTTAAAAAATGGACTGCTCGCAGCACTCATACGCGCGCTCACTGGGCAACCTTTCATAAACGCGCAAGGCATGAATGTAATTCCAACCCTACCAGCAAAGACTTCTAAATAATTATCATGGGCCTAAAAAGAAAAAGCCCTCAATTAAGGACTTTTGGAAGAGGTGCGGTACCCAAACTTGACGCGTTCAAAACGCGCTTACGATGGTGACGAAATTTGTCGCAAGCTACTTGGGGGTTTGATTACTTATACCGCTTCGTCATTAAATAAGATTATCCATTTTTAAGTAAATCAAAGTCAAGCTAGAGCTGGCATCTATCAATGTAAATTGCAGCCCATAAGCCATTCAATTTATGCTTGCCTCTGCTGCACTTGATTCTTGAAAGCTGTCAAAAAAAATACTCCCATGCCAATTGCCAGAGCCATGAGCAAAAAGAGTGGGTAAGAAGAGTTCGGTGGAAGGGCTAAATAGCCTATAAGACTAGGAACCCCGAAAATCCCACAATAAAAACTCGCATTAAACGCTGAAAGCGCAATTGGGCGCCGATCGATATCAAATGAATCGGAAACCCAAACACTGAGAATAGGGAAACTAAGGCTGTAGCCAACCCCAAAGCAGATGCCGGAGATAATAATCGGTAAAGGGCTATGTAGACTAAATACCAAAGCAAATGCACACGCCATCAAGCCAAACGAGCAAGCTACCAAGATAGGGCGCGAGAATCCGCCTAATATGCCCAGTAGACCAAAACGTGAGCCAAAAAGGGCGAGGCTCATTGGTAAGAAAAATAAGCCTACCGAGAAATTGTGTTGGCTTAGGTATAAAGCCATATACCCAGTAACAAAACCCCACAATACCCCAATAGAAAAAATGCCCAAACCTAAGGCATGAAATCTCTTTGCGCACAGAATTTGATAATAAGAGTGCAAACTAATTGCAGGTGTTTTACTGGAGCGGTCAAATCCTTTAAAGATTATGGATAGGGCGATGAGTGTCAGTAATGCTAGTAGTCCCGGTAATGCCATATACAAAAAGAATCCATCAGATCCATGATTCTTAAAATACCACTGGGCTACTATAGGACCAAATGCATTAGGCAGCGGGAACATTGATGCATAGATCCCAAAGAAATAGATTATTCTTGGACCACTCAATAAGCTCCTTATATAGATCATGGAGGCAGAAAAGTAAAAGCCAGACCCAAAAACAATTAGCCCACGAAAAATTGTCGAAAGAGGGATCGAGCTAAGGGCATACTCAAGGCCTATAAAGCCCAATATCATCAATGCCTGACTAATGATCATGAGTCGAATGCAGCTAATTCTTTGCAAGATAGCACCCGCGCTAAACAATGCAATCAAGGTTGGAATGAGTGGCGCAGATAAGACTGAGCCAATAGCCTGTTGAGAGTAGCCTTCCTCATTTAAGAGTGCCGATAAAAATATCAACGTAGATAGAGATAGTGACCCAAGGAATGTTACCAAACATAGCAAAGAGAAATATCTTTGAGATGAGTTATTCGCGAATGCACTAGTCATAGGAAGCACATATCTCATGAATTACAGGAGAAAAGACTTCTCCTTGGAAAATTAAACAAACATCCAATATGCTTGTCCATCTAAGTCTATCTTCTCTAAGATCGCAACTCAATCAGTAATATTGACCTCTTAATAAAGATGGCATTGATAACTGAAAATATATTTGTGACTTATAAAATTTCTACCACTTTATGGAAATATTTTGTAGTGAGTGAGTGCGAAACCCCGCCATGATAAATCCAAGATAAGTGCATCGATGCGAGATTCGCAATCTATAAATAGGATGTGCCTCAAGACTCAAAAGCCCTTCAACAAAAATGGACCGCCCGCATCACTCATGCGCGCGCTCACTGGGCAACCTTCCATAAACGCGTAAGACATAACCGCAGCACAGTAGCCGGCTTTAATTGGAATGCCGACCCCACTGGTAAAGACTTCTATAGCTTGAGAGCCAACCTCATACACGGCACTATCTCAGCAGTCCTGCCCAACGTGTATGCACGCAACCCAGAAATTTCAACAACACCCACCCACTCGGGCGCGGACATTAAGCTCTTCTGCAAAACGCTAGAGAAAGTCACCAACAGAGCGCTGGAGCATGCCCAACTCAAGAATCGAGCAAAGTCCACTGTAAGAGCAGCGCTGACCTGTAGCTTCGGCACTCTGAAAGTGATGTATCAGCGAGACCCCAGCAAGGATGCATATATCCAAGGACGCATCAACGATGCACAAGAAAACCTTCTTGCCATAGAAGACTTAGCTCGAGATCTTCAAGACGATGATCAACATCATCATGATGTCAAGAGGGCGGAATTAGAAGAGCTCATCAAGTCACTTCAAGAACAACCAGAGGTCCAATCTGCTGAAGGCCTAGTCATCGATAGAGTCCTTACAGAAAACCTTCTCATCGACCCCTCAATCTGTGAGTTCTGGGACTACACCGATGCCGACTGGATCTGCCAAATCATCCCCATGAAACGCGGCCAAGCAGAAGCGCTCTACAAAAAGAACTTAGACCATGCAAAGATCTACCAGCCAGGCCAAGGCGAACTCTCGCATAGGAAAGCCAGGCGCCTAGCCTCAATGCAGATGAACGCTGGTTCGGGTCTAGTGACTGATGATCAGCAAATTGCAGTCCTAGAGATCTGGGATAGAGCGACCCAGCGTGTTTACACCATGGTGGAGGGCGCGACAGAATGGCTACGTGAACCTTATTCACCACCAAGGGCGGGAGAGCGCTGGTACCCATTCTTTCTATTGCCTTACCAAGTTGTCGATGGCCAATTCATTGGCCCAAGCCTTGTGGATCTAACAGAACGTCTTCAGGACGAACACAACGAAGCAAGAGATCGCTTTAATCAACATCGAGATCTATGTATCCCTGGGTGGGTCGCATCAGCGGATATCAATGAAAAGACCATTAAGAAACACTCAGATTCAAGATTCGGCGAGATCACGATTGTCGATACTGAAGGCAAGCCCCTAAATCAAGTAATCATTCCTAGGGGTCACCCCAAGATAGACCCCATCGTCTATGACACCAGTGCAGTGCGTTATGACTGGGAGCAAGTCACAGGCCTTCAAGATGCTGCGCGCTCTACGGTAGTGAGGCCTAAGACAGCCACCGAAGCCAACATCTTACAAAGAGCCTTATCAGGGCGCGTATTTGAATTCAAAGACCAGATAGAGGATTGGCTGCAAGAGATAGCGCAATACAGCGCCCAGGTACTTTTGCAAGAACTCACTAAAGAACAAGTAGAGCGCTACATGGGGCCACCAAGTACCAAGACCACTATGGTCAACGGTGAACTAGTCATGACTATGGAGAAAACCTACGACTGGCCAGAACTCACCAAAGACCGAATCTTTGACATGGTGGACTTGCGCATTCGTGCAGGTACTACTGGGGCGCCAGACGGTATAGAAGACAAAGAAAGCTGGCTCAAGGTTCTACCCATGATTACGAATCTATCAATTCAGATGCAAAACCTACAAGCCAGAGGAATGGATTACGAGCATATCCGTAATCTCCTACACGAGACCCTCTTTCGATATGACGATCGTATCGATTCAAATCTATTTATGCCGAATGTAGAAAAGCAAGCGGAGGGATGGTCACGCGATGACGACCCAAATTTGGGAATGAATTGGTTATCTGAACCTAGGAAAAAGACAAACGCTGTAATGCATTACGACAGCAACTTATTAAAAGAGGAGACAGGCAATGACGCAAGTAGCAAATGAAGTGGAGGGCTTTAAGTCGGAGGTACTAAGCAAGGGTGGATCAATTCAAAGAGTGCAGGATAGAGAGGCTAAGAAAGAGCGTGAGCGACTTGAAAAAGAAGCCTATGAGAAGCACGCTGCCGAGAGCGCCGCAAGGCGTAATAAGGCAAGAGAAGAGCGCGCGCTTGAATTGATAGCGCAAGCAAAGGCTAGGGAGGCAGAAGCTCAATTGGATAAGGAGCGTAGCGCTCAGATTAGCGCTCAAATACAACAAACACAAAAGGCCGAGCGTAAGAGCCAGAGTCGGAGTCAAGCATCCAACTTACTAGATGATTTAAGTAGGACCCCTAATGTATCTCTTGCCAAGTTATCTGAGGATCTTGATGAGGGCGAAGCATTGGAAGAGGAGTCTGAAGCTCTGGAGCCCGAGTCTATATTTACACCTGTAAAGGGCGAGGTGCATGTGCCATCCTTTATGCCTGCTTCAGCAGATAAGGCGCCACCACAAGCCCATGACCTAGGTGAAATATTGCCCACACCAGTCGCTATTACCGTTGATGCACTTCCAAAGACTGAGATTCAAGCTGAGACAGTTGAAGATCTAATTAACCGGGCTTTGAACCCTGGGCCTACGGGTTCGAATCCTGATGGCGACCCTAGTGTTAATACAGAATCCTCTAGTGGCATCAAATCAAAGCGAGGGTGTGAACGTATTCAGAAAGTGATTAACGAAAAACGCGACCTAGAAAAGCAGGTTGTTGATTTGCAATCTATGGTGGCCACACTTCAAGATGCAGTTCGTAAATATGAAATAGAAGGCAAACTTGTAGGCAATGTGATGACTCTCGCCAATAGCCAGAAAAAGCCTTCCGAATTGGTCACAGAAGCAAAGCTGCAAATGCTCAAGTTCTTAAATACCCGTTCAGATGAAATTGATCACACCGATAAGGCGATCTGCTTTAACAAATACATGTCAGACCCGTTCTACATGCAAGTCTTTGTGCAGAGCAATCAGCCAGAGCAGTGGCAGACCATGATTGAGTCTATCTATGAGGCGATTGGAAGGCCCGAAACTAGTTTTGCGAGGGTCAAACCTATTGCAATCCATAGCCCTCAACCGATTCGGGCGCGAACTTCAGCATTAGGAGCGCCGTTAGCTAGTGCAGGCAATCCCATGGATCGAATTGCCCAGCATCTAGGCAATATGGGGATATAGATAGCCGTGAATTACATGCCACTCAAAATCAGTGGCATGTAGACAGAAATGTTTTTAGGCACCATAAGCACCTCATTTTGTCTACAAAACAGCAGATATAGCCCTTTTTCGTCTACAACTTAGCTTATATCGTGAGGATCAAGCAATTGATACTGCGAAGGATTGTCTGTAAATGCGTTGCAAACCTTCATTTTTTCCCAAAGATTCGGGAAGTTCGAATAATCAAATCCAGCAGTCCAACGCCATGCACGAGTCATGGATCGAATGAAAGGATCAGGATCATTATTTTGAGATAGCGCTTTTAATGGCAGTAAATATTCCTCACGATAAGCTGTGGGAATAATGATGCGAGAGGCGGAATGTTGAGTTAGGTAGGCATTCATCGTTAGGCGCGCCGTTCGGCCGTTACCATCCATAAATGGGTGTACTTCAGTAATAACAAACATCGCCATCAATGCGCGCGCAAAAGGGTCTTCTAGTAAAGCGACGCGCTTGAATCCTTCCCGCAAAGTGCCTTTAACAAGCTCGGGGTGAACAAAAATGGTATTGCCCGCTTGGTTAGTTTGCTCTTTCCATTCGCCTGGATTTTTATCTGGACGACTAGAGAGTATTTGGAGATTACATTGCAAAAGCCACGCTAAGAAATCATCTTCATCTTTTGGAGGCTTAGAGCGAAAGGGTTGCTCCATGATTGCTTTAAAGGTACCAAGTACATCATGTGAATCTTCATTTCGCTTTGGAATGATTTTCCCATCGAAAATAATCTCGGAGGCCTCTTCGACGGTGAATGTAGTGCCTTCAATGTAGTTCGAAAAGTACGATTCAAAAAATGCAAAATTAAATGCACTTTTGCCAGTCTTCGCCGGATCTTGAATGATTGAAAAAGGCTTTCTTAAAGCAGAAAACAAAGTTTCGAAGATCTCAATGCGATCAGGATCATAAGGCTTACCAGCTGCGCGCGCTAATGCATCAGCTGCTCTTAAAGAGCGAGCCTTACCAGTTTGCATTAAGGCGGAAACAATCGTGTTCAGTGTTTTAAATTGAACCTCTAGACCTAATTCAGGGGCAATAGCTTTAGCATCATCACGTAGTGCATTGAGCTTATGTTCACCACGAATAGTGCATAGCTTACTTAAATAAGACTCAACCCAAGGGCGACCCATAGTGCGAAGATCTGAGCCTTTGCGGCTATAGAGATTCTCTAACAGCCGCCTAGCCTCCGAGGATATAAAGAGTTTTCCATAAGGGGTATCGTTAAGCGAATCCTTGCGCGATTGAACTGCAGGAGGACCTGGCAAGATATTTAGAGTCAGCCCCGGAAATTCTATTTGACGTGCTCTATTGCCAGATACTAAAAATACATTGCCGCTATCATCTGGTTTGCAAAGATGAGCAGAGCGGTAAGCTACTACGGAGCCTGGATAAAGATATTCAGTAATTTGCCGCCAATTGGGCCGAATGATTTGTTCCAGCGGGCTGGTGAGATCGCTGGTGTAAATGCCGCGATAAATTTGACGCAAACGCCCAGACCTAGCCAAGCGGGAAATTCTCTGGGCGTTGGTTTTGTCTTCTCTTGAACTAAAAAGCAAGAGGGGTAGCTGGTCAACAGAAGTGCTCATAGGGCCTCAATTTATCCATTATTGTCAACAACTATGCATATATTATAGTTTAATGTCAACAAAAGTGCTTATAGAATCAAAATAACCCTAATTTGGGCTCTTTTGATAAGGCTATTTCACAGCCTTTGCATCGGTTACCAGTTGATAAATCTGATTGTGCCTGTGAAGGATTTCAAAGAAAAGCCTCAAGGTATTAAGAGCATCAACATCCGCTCTATGTGGGCTGCCTTCAAATTGAAGCTTAAAAGAACCAAGGCCTGAGGATAGGCCGCCACTGGGTTTTTTGCCCATAGCAAGCATGTGCAGGCTATACCAAGTTTTGACATCGATCCAGCGACGACCAAAATGGGGAAAGCTGATACCTCGATCTTTAAATTCAGATTTCAGTTCAAGTGAATCGCCACCGCCCCAGGTAATGGGATTAACAAAGCAATTGCGCTTAGTAATAATTTCACCAATTTCTTTAGCTACTTGTTCATGTGGAACTGCATAGTCAGAAATATCCTGATTACAAATGCCCGTTAATTGGGTAATGAACTCAAAAATAGGCTCTTTAGGATCTAAGAACCATTTATACGTAGATAGGGATTGATTGACATAGTCATGATAGCTTCCTACCGCTAACCCTATTTGAATGATCTTTGGATTTACTGTGGAATTATCTTGGGCATTATTGAGTTCTAAATCAAGCGAGAAATAACACTGCTCTTTGTCCATGGAACTCCTTCGCTATTCTTTTAGATGAATGAGCAATGTAGAGGTCAAGCCGCAAAGAGTCAAACAAAATAAATCACCACATTCCTATTAATGAATTTACAAGAGAGTAATTCCGTCAAGGGCACCCCAAAGGGGTGGCTTGCGCACCCTTGACGGCCACGACCAAAGAAACGCTCTTTTATGCCCAAGGTGGCGTAATGACACATTGGGCATAAAGACCTATTGCGAGCTAATAAAGCAACTCAACAAAAACCCCAGAAATATCCAAGCCCCGTACTAAACGCGCCAATAATCAATTCATGTAGTGAGAGCCAATCACTCAAGCTGCTGCTTCAAGCCATCGCGTTAAAGCTAGAGTCGCGACTAGCAGCGTAGCAATGGGTAGGTTCACGCTCTATCAATTGGAGTGAAGCCAATTAATTCACGAATAGATAAACATATTGATAGGGGTGGCATATGCCAATTTCAAATACAGACTTGCAAGAGTTAGCTAAGGTTTCCTTAGATGAGTACTTGCGTAATCTACCGGTCGATCAAATCGCCGTAGAGAGACCTTTCCTTAAAAAACTCATGGAAGGGCGTAAGAGCTTATTAGGCGCAAAGCAAAACGTAGTCGAAAACATCCGCAAAGAACACGGCAGTAACTTTAGCTGGGCCTTTGGTGAGGAGACGGTCAAGTTCAATAAGCGTAATACCACTGAGCAAGCCTCATTCCCATGGCGTAGAGCAGTCGATGGTTTGTATATCGACTATGACCGCCTCTTTAGCAATGGCATTAAGGTGCGTGAGGGTGGGGCGAGAGGTTTCCAATTGGAATATAACGAGCGCGTACAACTGATTAATCTCTTGGATGAGCAGCTAGAAGTCCTTAGAGAAGGCTTTCTCAATAAGTTAGATCTAGAGTTGCACCGGGACGGCTCACATGGCGCAGATGCCTTGGTAGGGCTTGATAGTTTGGTAAGCCTGGCCCCGGATGCTGGCACGGTAGGTGGTATCGATCGAGCCAAGGCAAGTTACTGGCGCAACTACGCGGTCAAGGACATCACTTCAACAGCGCCAGGAAACTTAGTGGGTGAGATGGAGACCGCATGGCGCCAGTGTATTAAGCATGGCGGCAGTCCGGATTTCATCATTGCGGGTGGCAAGTTCATTGATACCTATCGCAAACAAGTGACAGTGACCCATATCGCTGGATCTGGTGAGACCAAGTACATCGATGCTGGGGTAGGAGCGGGCGTCAACACAGGCTTAGCCTTCAAAGGTGTAGAGATCATCTGGGATCCGCAGTTTGATGAACTCGATGCCATGGCTAATAGAACTGTGGAGTGGAGTAAGCGCTGCTATTTCCTTAATACGCGCTTTATGAAGCTTCGCGATGACGATCTAGATATCGTGGCCCCAATTCGTCCGCACGACACGCTCGCTATGTACGCCATGGTGAACCTACGCTGTGCTTTATCTATCTCACGTGCTAATGCCCATGCGGTATTGGCTATTCAATAAGGAGGCACGAATGAATAACAGCATGAACAACAAAGAACTTATTCATAGTGACTTCCAAATCAAGGAGGTAGAAGCAGTAGTGCGTAGAGATGCTTTCACTACCATTCATGTACATGTACCACCGTATGAGACCAACATACTGCGAAATCTCTTTGGGCGCGAAAACGTCACGGTGTTCGAGCGTCCTTCAAAAACAACGATTACTCCAGAGCAGGAGTACGACCGCCTATGCGCTAAGTATGGCCATGAGGTTGTGGCCAAAGTCTTTGGTGAGGATGATGGTGATCGATTGATGGAAATAGTGGAAGGACTAATGGCAGAGGGTCAGATCCCAAACCAAGAGCAACTATTGGAAAAAGCTCTCGAGCCAGAAGCAACACAAGAAATCAAAGGAGCTAAGAAACGCTAGTAGTAGGGAAGATCACCACTAGCGGTAAGTAGTTCGGGTGCGGCTGTGGGTGTTGAAGTAACGATGGTATGTGGGTGCGCTTAATTGCGCCCCACTACCAACATATCCCAGGCGGCTATGGGGCGCTGACTTAAAGAATAGATACAAGAATGATTCCAATCATTACCTCTCTAGTACAAACCTTGGCCGTCAATGGTCTTGGCTTACTTGCGGGCGCAGTCCAAGCTAAGGGCAAGGAATTTATTGAAAGCAAGATTGGTGCGCGCATTCCGGACAACCCCAGTCAGGAAGATCTCATTAAGCTGAAGCAGTTAGAGATTGAGCAAGAGCAGCTCTTACTGCAATACACCCTTAAGCAAAAAGAGCTTGAGATAGAAGAATCTAAACTTCTAGCAGAGATGCATCGCACATCTCAAGAGAGTGCTACGCATAGGTGGCAATCGGACATGGGTAGTGATTCAAAGCTCTCGAAGAACATCAGACCGGGAACGTTGGTCTACATACTGACAGCTTATCTACTGTTTGCATTGCTATCTGCTATGGGCATCGACATTAACGAGGCTTATGTAAAGCTCCTAGGTGAGTGGGGGCAGTTAGTCATGCTGGCTTACTTTGGCGGAAGATCAGTAGAGAAGATCTTTGAAATGCGTATGAATAGCTCAAATAAAAAAGAAGAGCAGGTATGAGTGGTTTAGTGGCAGAGCAAGCGGCATTCCTTATTGATGTTAGTCGCCTTATCCAATTTGCAACTGCAGAAGGATGGGTTATTACAGGAGGAGAGCTCTGGAGATCTCCAGAACAGCAAGAGATCTATTACAAGAGCGGTAGATCCAAGACCATGAATAGCAATCACTTGAGACGCTGCGCTATTGATCTGAACTTCTTCTGGAATGGAAAGCTAGTCTGGGATAAAGAGCTCATCCGCACAGTTGGCGAATACTGGGAAAGTCTGGGCCCAAAGAATAGATGGGGAGGGAATTTTAAGGGCTTTGTAGATGTGCCTCATTTTGAGAGAGCAATTAGTTAAATGATTTTAAATAAATGCTTACAAGTTGACCGATGCAAATTCCCGCTGAAATAGCACACAGCAAAATTGGCATAAGAAAGTCAACACTGGATTTGGAATATAGGAATAAATTCATATAGCTAACTAGCTCTAAAAATTTTCTTCTATTGTTGGAAAGAATAAATTGATATCGATTGCCACCAGTTTTTGTGGAGAAGTGCTTTTTATCCCACTCTAATTGGTAATCTGGTAAAACCCACCCACTCCAGAGAGACTCAGGATTTCTTTCTATGGATAGATCAATATTAACTTCTGAAAGGGATTCTTGATTTTCATATCTAATTAATAAATCGGGATTTTTAAGTTCTTCAAAGTTATGTATTGAAGGAGGTGCCTTATTTTTTTTGAATGATTGTGAAATTTCAAATTTCAAGTAAGCACTTAAGACATTAAGTTTAATGATTGAGAGTTCTGAATGTAAGTGGTTTTTTTGAGATCTTGTTTTTTCATCAAACCAATATCTTAAAAAAACATAAATCATGATAACTATCGCTAACCCCCAAAACTTAATTGGTGGAGTGGACTCGAACTCGATAACTCCAAATAATTTACTTGCCTGGTCTACATGAAGATTGAGAAACCATGCAATTATTATTGCTGAACTCAAGATGACTACATTTCGCCTTACTTTTTCGGCAGTATCATCAAACGACATAAAACCTCCTGGCTCATAATTCAATTAATTATGAGCTATTTCAAGTAATTTCCCCAGTCTTCCATCAGTTTCTTACGCTTCTCCAATTGATCCTGCCTCCTATAGGCTGCCTCAGCTTTATTCTTAATAGTGTGCGCTAAAGCTAGCTCAACAGTCTCATTTGAGTAATCCGTGGTCTCTGCAGCCCAATCCCTGAAAGTAGATCTAAAGCCATGAGGCACATAGTCGGAATACTTACCCATTTTCCTCATCATAGAAAGCAAAGCCATGTTTGATAGGCAGCCCTCCTTATGCAGGGTGCTAGGAAATAAATAGGAGTTCACTCGGATTGTTTTGAGATGTTCAAGAATTTCCATTGCACGAGTATTTAGTGGAATACGATGTTCTTTTCCGGCTTTCATGCGTTCGGCAGGAATTGTCCAAACTTTACTATCCAAATTAAATTCATCCCATTTCGCCTCGATGATTTCACTTGTTCTTGTTGCGGTGAGAATTAAGAGCTCCAATGCAAGTGCTGAGTAGCCACTATGACTTCGCAATTCAGACATAAATTCCCCAATTTTCTGAAATGGTAGAGCGGGGTGGTGAACACTCTTTTTGATCTTGCTTGCCTTTGGCAATAAGTGACTTAGTGCGCCTTGATAGCGAGCTGGATTTTCTCCTTGCGTATATTCGTGAGCTCTACACCAATCTAGTATTACCTCTATCCGCTGACGAACTCTAGTCGCAGTTTCTGTCCTAACATTCCAGAATGATCCCTCAATCTCACCCTTTTTATTCTTAATAGTCTGCTCAAGAACCTTCACAATGTGACTGGTATTAATTTGGTCAACTCGCAGTTTTCCGATCAACGGTGAAACAAACTTCGCCATAGTACTAGTCCACTGGTCCTGATGCTTGGTATTTGACCATTCTGCTTTTTTGGTCTGAATACACCTTTCGGCTGCAGCTGCAAAGGTAATGGAGTGTTGATGAGATTCTCGAATACTAGTTTTCTTGGCCTGCCGCTCCTCTATGGGATCAATTCCTTCATAGATTGCTTTACGAAGATCTAAGACCTTAAGCCTCGCATTTGCAAGAGAGCAGATATCCGTGGATCCAAGCCCCATCTCCCTGCGCTTGAGAGTGACTGGGCTGGTGTATCGAAATATCCAGCTTCTACTAATTCCTTTAGAGGTTGGTGATACCTGTAAATAGAGGCATTTGTTATCAGGGTCAGAGTAATATCCTGGAGTAGTAAGTGAAGTTATACCGCGTGCAGTTAACCTTGATTTTTGAGTGCCTCCGCCAATCTTGCTTTTTTCTAAAGCACTCAA